CCACCGCCTTTATTCTTTGGAAAAAAGGAAAGGGATCTTGTTAAACAAGTAAATGACGAATTAATAGAAAAAGTTATTGGCCAACAAATTGCTTATTATCCTATAAGCCTAGAGCATACAAATTTTCACCCCTTGTATGGAGAGGCCATTGAAAAAACGTTTTTGCCTCCTATTAGAATTTATTCGCTGATTACTTGGGAAGGGTTTGAGACAACAATAACGAATTATGGTATTGACAGAAGGCCCTCGATTACGGTTAAATTTCATAAAAAAAGATTAACCGCAGATCAGGATTTGTTTGTAAGAGAAGGCGACTTTGTTCTATATGGCACCATTTTTTATGAAATCGTTTCTTTAAATGAGCCTCGTCAACTTTTTGGCCAACAAGAACATCGGTTTGAAATAGAAGCTAAATGTATTAAAGCAAGAAAGGGTTTATTTAATGCCAAGTAAAAGAGAAAAAATATTAATGCCCTCTAATTTAGAAACCGTTGATGCGGCTCTTTATGAATGGATAAATGAAGAATTGGGTATACATGCCACAACCAACGAAGGTTGGAAAAAAGTACCAACAATCTGGGCCAGCGCAGAACGTGCTTTTCAGTCTAAACGAAACAAAGATGAGCGCGATGATGATGGCACATTGGTTATGCCAATTATAACTATTGAAAGAACTGGGATGGTTAAAGATTTAGCAAACAAGGGTGTTTTGGGTGTCAATATTTTTGCAAATCGTGATTATAGAGGTGGCACCCTTCAAATTTCCAGAAGAATACAACAAGAAAAAACAAGCAATTTTTCAAACGCCGATTCAAAAAGAAAGACCGGTGCCCACTCAACAACTTCAGATCCAAGTGTTGGCCATGGCCAAGAAAACTTTCGCCGCAGAGGCGAAGAGCAAACTGCAGTTTATGAAATATTATCAATACCATATCCAGTTTATTTAAACATAACTTATTCTATAAATTTAAGAAGTGAATATCAACAACAAATGAATGAAATGGTTTCACCATTTATGTCTCGCTTGGGCGGCATCAATTCTTTTATGTTAAGAAAAGATGGCCACAAATACGAGGTATTTATTCAGCCTGATTTCTCTATAGAAAACAACGTCTCTTCATTAAATGCTGATGAAAGAACATACCAAACAAAAGTAGAAATGAAAGTTCTGGGCTACATTATTGGCGAGGGTAAAAATCAAATAACTCCAAAGGTTGTAATCAGAGAAACTCAAGCAAGATTTAAGCTAGCAAGGGAAAGAACTATTTTAGAAGATGAAGTAGAACAGATTTCTAATAAGTCCAGCAAAGAAAGGTTTTATCGCGGATAAGATAATTTTAGACTTTTCATATACTATTTATATAAGAGCTAACTAAGGAGACGAAAATATGTCATCTATCGACCGCAGATATAAATTTATTTCACCCGGTGTTTTTATTGATGAAATCGATAATTCACAACGGCCAAGGGCTCCAGCCCCGGTTGGGCCAGCCATTATTGGCAGAACGGAGCGCGGACCAGCGCTTAAGCCGATAACAGTTTCTTCATTTTCAGAATTTATTGAAGCTTTTGGCAATCCAGTCGCTGGTGGCTCTAGCGACGATGTTTGGAGAAACGGTAATTACACATCGCCGACGTATGCAGCCTACGCTGCGCAAGCTTGGCTTAAAAACTCATCTACGGCAACGGTTGTAAGGTTGCTTGGCGCCGAGCATGGTGGCGCGACCGCCGCCGGCAAAGCTGGGTGGCAGACTACTGCTCTTACTGATGCAGGGGCATCAAGTGGCGGCGGCGCATATGGCTTATTTATTTCCACAAATACTGCTGGTTCAGGGCCAAATACGACTCGTGAAACCGGCGCGTTGGCAGCCATTTTTTACTGCAACGAGGGCTGTTTTGAGCTTTCGGGCGCCATTCGTAATCCGTATGAGAAATCTGGTGGCTTAGGTGATCTTTCAGCTACTGGCACATGTGCCATGATTCAAAATGTTGGCAGCAACTATGAATATATTGGCCAGATTAAAAACGGGGCCGGCACACTGCAGTTAAAAACAAACTTTAATTTTAATCCAAACAGCGAAAAATACATTAGAAAAGTATTTAACACCAACCCAGTTAAAACGAATGCTGATATCAATTCTAGCACAGTAACATATTGGCTAGGCGAAACTTTTGACAACTGGATGGACTCTCAACTTAAGGAATACAGTACTGCCACGACAGGTAGTACAGTTGGATTTGTTGTTGGTCTTTTGGCTAGTGGTTCCGGCGTTACCGGCGATCAGGCAAAACATCGCCATGGTATGAAAGACAGTACAACTGGCTGGGTGTTTTCACAAGATATATCAACGAACTCTGGTAGTTGGACCAGCACCGCTGTTGGTGTGGCACTTGAGTCTGTCCAAAATCTGTTTTACTTTAAAACAATGGATTCGGGTGAAGCTACACAAAGAAAGTACAAAATTTCCATTGAGGATATTAGACCTTCATCAAATAATACGGATCCATATGGTTCATTTTCAGTGTCCGTTAGACTCGCTACAGATACTGACAATGCACCCAAAGTTGTTGAGAAGTTTTCAAGCTGTAACTTGAATCCCAATTCAAACAACTATGTTGCAAAGAAAATTGGCACTGAATATCGAACGTGGGACGACACCAATAGAAAATATACAATCAAGGGTGAATACCCCGGTCGTTCTAACTTTATTAGAGTTGTAATGAACGAAGATGTTGATAGCGGCTATCACGACACACAATGCTTGCCGTTTGGTTGTTATGGTCCAAAAACCATTATTCCGTTTGCCGTGTGTAGTGCTTCGAACGGTGTTGCATATGAATACCCGTCTTCACCTTTAGTATATACCGCAACTGGTGCATTGAACGTCAGCGACGAACTCTGGAAGACGAAGGAGCTTGAAGATGCCGCATATGTTAAAGGCGCAGACTCGATTATGAATTCTTATGCTAAGAGCGGCGAAGCTGGTATTGGACCAGTATTTGTACACTTGGGTTATGGTAGCCTCACCGCTTCGATGTATTTCCCAGAACTAGGTCTAAGAGAAGACAGCAAGTCTGGTTCTTTGGCTAATCCAAAGAGTGCTTATTGGGGTGCGACTTACAATAAATATAATTCAAATCAACATGATCCAAGCTTTGTTGATACAATTAAGTATATAAATCACAAAGATTCAATCACAACTGGACTCTTGGAAGATTCGTGGATATTTACCTTGGACGATCTAATGATTAGTTCCAGTCATGGCTATTGGGCTGTCAACAAAAGAGCAGATCAGAAATCTTTTACGACTGATGGTTCTGGTCACCCGGGCGTTGATACTGGCACATGGAAAGACCTATTAAGAGCCGGCTGGGGCAAGTTTACCGTTCCACTGTATGGCGGCGATGACGGTCTGGACATTACAGAGAGCGATCCATTTAGAAATAGCCAATGGACTGGTACTCCAACTGATGTAAATAGCTATTCATATAACTCGGTCAAGAGGGCTATTGATTCAATTGCCGATCCAGATGAAGTTGAGATTAATGCAGCTACAGCACCCGGCATTACTAATGAGTCATTGACTAATCAGTTGATGGAAGTGTGCGAAGCTCGCGGCGATGCTTTGGCTATCATTGATGTCAAAGGCGGCTTTAAGCCGAAGTCTGAAAATGCAAATAGTTTTGCAAGTCGATTAGGTAGTATTGATACAGTAGTTGATAATCTGCAGGATCGCAACTTGAATACAAGTTACGGTTGCGCTTACTACCCGTGGGTTAAGATTTCAGATTCGATTAACGCCACTACGCTGTGGGCACCGCCTTCAGTTGTTGCTCTGGGTGTATTCTCTAGCACCGACATGAAGGAAGCACCTTGGTTCGCGCCTGCTGGCTTCACCAGAGGCGGCTTAAGCGACGGTGCGGCCGGTATACCGGTTGTGCAGGTCGAAGCGCGGCTAACAAAGGATGAGAGAGATGATCTCTATCTAGCCAAGGTTAATCCGATTGCGCAATTCCCGCAAGAAGGGCTGGTCATATTTGGCCAAAAGACCTTGCAGGCAGCGCCATCCGCGCTTGATAGAATTAACGTTCGCAGGCTCATGATTTTCCTTAAGAAGGAAATCTCTAGAGCGGCGAAATCACTCTTGTTCGACCCAAATACGAAAGTAACTTGGAACAGGTTTGTTGGAATGGTTAAGCCATTGCTGTTGAGTGTGAAAGTCAGATTGGGATTGGAAGACTTCAAGTTGATCCTTGATGAAACAACCACGACTCCTGATTTGATCGACCAAAACATAATGTATGCGAAGATCATTCTTAAGCCAACAAGAGCAATCGAGTTTATTGCTGTTGATTTTGTAATCACGGATTCAGGAGCATCGTTTGAAGACTAATAGTGGGGGGTGATTTTTCACCCCTGCACTATTTATAATGATAAGGGAGAAAGAAAAACATGGCACAAGGATTTTGGTCAGACCCTCTAGTAGAACCTAAACGATCATATAGGTGGGTATTATATTTAGGCGGCATGCCAACTTGGATTATTAAGACGGTTAAAAAACCATCATTTACTGTTACTGAGAGCCCTCATCAATATTTGAATCACACATTCTATTACCCTGCAAGAGTTCAGTGGAATACGATTGAGATTACTTTGGCAGATCCTGTGGATCCCGATGCTTCAGATTCAATGTTGGCTCGCTTATTTGCTGCGGGCTATGAATACCCTCTAGATTCAGCTACTACTACTACGGTTTCTAAAATTAAATCAATTGAAGCTTTGGGCGAAATTAAGATTGTACAGCTTGGGGCAGAAGGCGAAGACATAGAGACATGGACTTTGACAAATTCTTTTATTACGGCTGTTGATTTCGGAGCCCTAGATTACGCCTCAGATGAAATGGTTAACATTTCTTTAACAATACGTTATGATTGGGCTGAGCTTATCGTTCCAGCCGGCCGGGCGATCCCACCGGGTTAAAGAATAAAAGAGGTAATTAATGACACAGAATAGAAACGAAGAGCGTATCGGCTCGATGCCCGGTATCTCTTCTCCGGCGCCTATTGCTGAGCAATCGGGCGCTTCATTTGATTTTTCAGTTCCAACAGAATTTGTTGATTTGCCTTCAAGGGGTACATTTTATCCCGAAGGCCACCCTTTGCGCAACAAAGAAAGTGTTGAAATACGTTATATGACAGCAAAGGATGAAGATACTTTAACAAACCGCAGTCTTATTCAAAAGGGAATTGTTTTAGACCGATTAATAAAAAATATTTTAGTTGATAAGATGATCAATGTTAATTCACTTTTGTTGGGCGATAAAAACGCCATTATTGTTGCTGCAAGATCAACAGGATATGGGAATATGTATGATACACAAGTCACATGTCCGTCTTGTTTTGAGAATAGCGAACAAAGCTTTGATTTAAATAATTTAAAATTGCAGTTTCCCGACAAGGAGAGGTTAAAAAGTTTAGAAGCAACGAAAAATGATGACGATACATTTTCATTTACATTGCCGAAAACTAAAGCTGTGGTCAAAGCCAGATTATTATCTGGCGCAGACGAGAAGAAGCTTGAGCAACTTCAAGCAAACAAAAAGAAAAGTAATCTTCCCGAAACACCAATAGTTGATCAACTTAGAACTTGCATAGTAGAAGTTAATGGACAAGCAGGAGCATCAAGTGTTAATAAGTTTATTGACGTTATGCCATTGTTTGATGGAAGATATTTCCGAAAAATTTATAATAAATTAACTCCAAACGTTGATATGAAGCACGGCTTTCAGTGTCCTGAGTGCGAATATGAAACGGACGTGGAGGTTCCGCTGACAGCGGACTTTTTTTGGCCTGACCGATAAATATATTGAATCTGTTTACGAGCAGTTTTTTGCATTAAAATATCATGGCGGATGGAGCTTTATTGAAGCATACAATTTGCCAATTAAAATAAGAACTTGGTTTGTACAACGTCTAATAAAAGAAAAAGAAAAAGAAATTGAAGCTGTAGAAAAAGCAAATAAAGGAGCCAGCAGATAAAGGACGCCCAACGAGCGTCCTTTATTTTATGTGAAACACTATTTACTCAAAGGAGAAAAATCAAATGGAAAAACTCCCAATTATTGAAATTGATTTAGGTTTTGCAAAAAAAGAAGTGCTGAATGAAAATTTATATAAATTGTTCACGGGCGCTGTAGGGTTATTTTTAAAGGGCATTGGCATTGATATTGACAAACTAGCAATTCCGGTAAGATTAACCGGCACCAAGAAAGAGATTGATGCTTTAAAGAGAGCTTTAAACAACTCTAAGCAATATATTAAAACTGCAAATATGCACGGCGCGGATAGTGATGAGGCGGCTTCAAAGAAGAAAGAGCTTTTAACTGCTGTTTCAAACTTTGAAGAAGTAACAAAAATCAAATGGCCAGTTAAATAGGAACTTTAAGATATGACAGACGAAAATTCACAACTTGGCCCAGAAAAAGTAACACAACTAAAGAAGGAAGTGGACAACCTTGTTGCGGCTCTTAATATTGCCGGCAGCACCTTTGCAGATTTTAAAAAAGAGGCCGACAAAGCGATGAGCCAAGCGGCCATCAAGGCCGAGGCCATGGCCAATAGTATGGGAACCATGTTGGACTATTCCAAAGAGGTTGAACTAACACTTACGGCCCAAGCAAGAGCTTATAAGGCCGCCAACGACGCGCTGGATGAAGAAATAAAAAACATTGAGAAAAAGCTCAAGGCAAATAACATCGAGCAACTACAGGCCGACCGCGAGATCAGCACACTCAAAGAGAAGAAAAAACATTTAAAGGATATACACGATCAAGAGGAATCAATAGGCCGGGCGACACTACATGGCGCCGATGCTGCTGAAAGTTTCTTAGAATCTCTGGGCCTACAACGAAAAGAGCAGGAAGGAATTCTAGGCATACTCGCAAAATCAAAACAAACACAGGAAGGTTTTGGCAGAGCGCTTGGGAAGTCGGTCAAGTCTGGTAAAATGTTTGCAAACGCTATGCAGACTGCCGGCGAAGGAATAACACAGGCCAGCATTGCAATGATGCATCTTGGTGCACGCGGTGGAGAGTTGTGGGGCGTCAAAATGCCGGGTTTGGTTGAAGCAATTAAAGACTCGTTGACGCTGCCTGCGGAATTATATCGTTCATATGGTAATATGGAAGAATATAACGATATGATTATAGAGAGTAGAAGTGAGTTGGCCAAGTGGGGTGTAACAGAAAAAGAAGCGGGCAAGGCAATTGCAGAGTTGGCATCGACAATACCAGATTTTAACATAGCCAGCAAAAGCGCTCAAAAGGAGATGAGAAATGTCACCACTGCGCTTGAAAAAATGGGA